GCACCGTAATGACAACCGAAATACAAGTCCAAATCCAAATGAAAGAAGGATAAATAATGCCCGCAATCGGAGTTACAGGAGCAGCGTTCACCGTCAAAATCGGTGCAACACAATACGAGGATCAAATTACGTCGGGAACAATTAACACGACCCCGACCATCGTTCGGACTAAAACCCTTTCCGGGGTCGCGTTCGACCAGACGGACCTGAACAGCACAATGACCCTGGACTTCCTATTCGATGAAGTGACCGGGATGTATGGCGCACTCCAAACCGCTATCGCCACCGCCGCTTCTGTCGTGGTGGAAGTCGAGTCGGCTTCGGGTAAGTGGACTGGTGCCGCGATGTTCATCGAATCCGCAGACCTGACCTATCCCGCTGACGGTGTTGTTACTGTCTCAACATCATTCACCGGATCGACAACATTCGCCGCATCGGCATAAGGCAAAGGGGAACCCATTATGTATCCACGACTAAAAATAGAGTCCGATAATCACGAAACAAAAGAAGTCGAAACCCTACCCGTGGACTTTATGATGTATGAAGAACTAGCCGGGAACCGACCCACAAGCGAACAAGCAATGAGATTAACAATCGCCTACTTCTACCTTGAGGACAAAGAACCGGGCGACCTTAAAACCGTGAAATCTTGGGCCCGTAAAAACCGGGTAAAGGTCGATATTCTCAAAGACGACGCAGAACCTTTTTAGAGGGTAGTCACGGCAGACTACTCATACGCCTAGCGGTTCGTACCGGCTGGACGATGGAAGACGTTAGGAAACTGACAGGCCGCGAGGTAGTCACGATCATGGAGGAGTTAGCGTAATGGCTAAGGAATTCGATATCTACATCGAAGGGCTAAACCCTCTACTGCGTGACCTCTCAAAACTGGGTAAAGAAGCCTCCAAAGAGTTACGCCAAGCATCTAAAACTATCGCTGAACAAAAAATGGTACCAGCGTTTAAGCGTTCCGCGATGCGAGTAGGGTCGTGGAATGAGGACCTAGCCGACTCTATTAGGGCCGGTGCGGATCGTGTCCCCAAGGTAATGATTGGTAACCAAAAGAAAACAACCAGGGGCGGGGCAACTCCTAACATGTTGCGATTCCCAACAGATACGGGGGACGGTGGTAACTCTTTTGCCCCATTTACTCGCACTAACTGGCTAGCAAAAGCAAGAACCTATCAAAAGCCCGCAATTGAAGAATGGGCCAAAGCCGTTGATCGTGTCGTACGGAAATGGTCGGTAATGTAATGGCCGGAAAAACATTAACCATATTCCTAGCCGCCGACCTCAAAAAGTTTAACAGCGGCATAAATAAGGCCGAAGGCGGCCTAAAAGGCTTTGGGCAGTCAATAAGTCGCAACATGGGCCCGATTCTTTTAGCAGCCGGGGCAGCCGCAGGGGCTTTCGCGCTCAAAGTCGGTATAGACGCCGTAAAAGCGGCATCCGATCTTGGAGAGACACAAAACAAAGTCGGTGTCATCTTTGGAAACTCATCGCAGTCAATTCTTGACTTTGCCGAGGATGCGGTCACCGGATTAGGTCAAACCCGCATACAGGCCCTAGAAGCATCCGCGACATTCGCCCAGTTCGGTAAAGCCGCCGGGCTCAGTGGCGGCGACCTGGTTAACTTCTCAACCGAACTGGTTACCCTCTCAGCGGACCTAGCTTCGTTCAATAACTCGTCACCAGATGAGGCAATAAACGCTATTGGTTCCGCGTTACGTGGTGAAGCCGAACCGCTTAGGCGTTTCGGTGTCCTCATGGATGACGCGGCACTCAAAGCCGCCGCCCTCAAAATGGGGATCGGTGACGGCACTACCACGCTGACAACTCAACAAAAAGTGTTGGCGGCCCATAACGTGATCCTTTCCCAAACCACTGACGCACAAGGGGACTTCGCTCGTACATCCGAGGGTCTAGCCAACACCCAAAAAATACTTACCGCCGCCGTCGAAGACGCTAAAGCCGAAATCGGTATCGGTCTAGTCTCAGCCCTCGAAGCCGCCGGGCAGGCTATGGGCGGGTCGAGAGGTATGGCAGGGGTTATTCAAGACACCGGGCAAGACCTCGGGGACTTTGCCTCAGGTATCGGCGTGGTAATTACTGCCCTAACAAAACTCACCGGAGGAATCGAAGACGTCACAGAAGCAGCCGGAAAATACGAAACCGGCGTGTTTGGCATGCGCGACGCCGGTAACTCACTACTCGACAACATTCTGCCCCTAATCCCAATTTTAGGCACATGGGTTGCCGGAATTCTTGCAGTCGGTGAAAACGCTCGAATAAGCGCCGACAAATTATTAGTCTTTGCCAACGCCGCCAAAAAAACCGCCGACGGGCTCCCCTACTTCCTAGGCGGTCTGAGGGAAGTAGAAAAGGCCACAAACGAGCAAACCGCCGCAAACGTCAAAGCAACCTACGGTGTGCTGACCCTAGCCGAACGACAGGCAGTCTACGAAAAGATATTAGAAGGAACCGAAGAGACAATAAATACCTACGGCGGCTCGACCGCATCCGCGACCGTAGAAGTCGAAAAATTAACTAAATTCCAGAAATTCCTAGAAAAAAGCACCGAAGACGTCGGCAAAGCAATCGCCTCGACTGAGTCACTACTTAGTACTCAAATAGAGAGTTTTAAGGACGCTAAAAAAGCGGTGGCCGACTACGCCCTCACTTTGCAAGGGAACCTACTATCCGGGATCGACCTCGGCTCAGCGTTCACCGACCAATTCGACGAAGAAGGCAAAAAAACAGGCGTCAGCGTTGTGGACGGGTTTAACGCTCAAATAGCAGAGGCCAAATGGTTTGGCAACGTCCTTGAGGCGCTACAAAACTCGGGAGTAGACCAAACTTTGATCGACTACATGGCCGGGCTAAGTCCTAGTGTCGGTGGGGCACTGGGTCAAGACATGCTCAACGATAAAGGGTTACTCGGGACAATAAATGAGAAATGGGTCGATGTTCAAGACCGCACCCGGGAACTCGCTTTAGGTTTAGTGCCCGAATTTATGCACACCGGGGTCGAATCGGCCGCCGCTATGGTCGTCAGCCTTGCCAAGCAACTCGACTACGAACGCGACACACTCAAAAAATTGGGTAAGAATATGGCTAAACCAGTCGGGGCCGCGTTTAAAACACAACTGGCTAGTGACGTAGCCGCCGCGGTTCGCAACGTCGAAGCGGCAGCCACAGCGGCCCGAGCCGAGAAAGTAGCCGACGCGACAGCCGCCCAACAACTCATCACCGATCAACAAGTGGCCCGGGCTATCGCCAACGTGATCCGCAACTCCGATGCCCGTAGTGGCGCTGTCGTAACCCCGGTGCTCGCATGACACTACAAATAACCCTAGGCGGGTCGGTGATCGACCTAGCACTATTCGATTACAGTCTGGCAATCGCCCACGGTCGATCGGATGTAACATCGAACCCGACAGCCTCCAACGCGCAGCTAGTCCTACGTGGTGACACTGGCCCACTACTCGACCTTGCCGACACGGTCGCAATATCTTTCGACGGTGTGGCCCGGTTTACCGGGGCTATAAGTGATCTAAACGTGTCATTTATTAGCACGACTACCCCGACGGCGATCACGACGATTACGGCGATGGGTAACCTAGCGAAACTCGGTTACACGGATGTCGGAGTCTCGGGGTACAGTGAGCAAACCGCCCGGCAACGGGTCGAGACAATCCTAGACGCGACGAATGAAACATTCGTGAACGGTGGCGACCCCGACATTACCCTGTACGGCATCCTCGAAGCCGACGCGCAACCCACCACGGCACTCGACGCACTCCAACAGGTAGCCGCCTGGACGGGCGCAACATTCTTCGATGACCCGCTAGGACGCATCGTATTCGAGGATTACGGGAACCGGGGCCAAACAACGTTCGCCGGTATCTGGTCAAACCAGATCGGGACATGGGCCGACGCGGAAGGCACATGGGGATCAAAGCCGACCACGATCGGATCACTACCCTTAAACGGCGAGGGGATCATTTTTGCCCCGACGTGGGCTAAAACATTGACGCCACTGATTAACGATGTCACAGTGGTCTACGGGCCCGACTTGAGCGAGACTCAGACCGATAGCGCCTCCATTACGCAATACGGTCGCAGGGAGTATCGGCTAGAAACACAGATCAAACTCGAAGCCGACGCGATCACCCGGGCGGCATCCATCATCACGGCGCAAGCGAACGGGCTTTGGAACCTCGGACAGGTCAGCATCCTGATGAGTGAACTCGACGCCGATCAAACCACCCAAGTCCTCAACCTAGTATCAGGTTCACTTGTTAACGTGATCGGCTTACCAGTCTCGGGCCCGTACTCGCAATTTAACGGAATCCTTGAAGGCTGGACGGATTCCTACAACAACGGGCAGCACATCCTCACCCTGTCAATCTCCGACCCACGATTCTCGTATCAAATGCTTGAATTCGGGGAAGTAACCGACACGCTCACATGGGGAGATGTCGGCGCGGAGGCTCAATGG